TGGCGCTCTAATTCAGGAAAGGAGAAAAGATCATGGCTACTGCTGAATATTGGCAGAGAGGCGAGGCCCTGGACTACACCAACTCTGGTAGTTCCACCATCGCCGCCAACACCATCGTCAAGATCGGCTCCCGTATCGGCGTGACGGGTGCCCCCATCGCTCCCGGCGAAACCGGCGCTCTCCATGTGGGCGGCGTCTGGGAGATGCCCAAGAGCGGCACCAACGCCATCGTCATGGGGCAGACCGTCTACTTTGACGGCACCGGCATCACCGATGCCGCCGATGATGGCGGCTCTCCCGCCACCGCCTATGCGGAGGTCGGCTACGCCGCCGCCGCTGCCGGAGCCACCGACACCAAAATTCTGGTGAAGATCAATGGCTGACCTGGTCGCCAAGCGGACCATCCTCTACGGGCAGAAAGAGTACCGAGCGGGAGAAACCCTCCCCTCGGATGCTCCGCTGGCCGAAATGTGGGTGGAATGCGGCTCCGCCATCTGGCGTGAGGAACCCCCGGCAGATCAGCCGACAGCGGCACCCGCAAGCGCAACCCCCGGCCTTCCGGGGCTGGCCGTGGGCGGAGAGCAGACCGGGGATGACCTGGTCGGCAAGGTTCCGCCCACTCGGAAACGGAGGAAAGCCTAAATGGAAACGCCGAGCTTCAAAGCAATCCTTCAGCGGGACATCGAGGAAATCTTCTTCAACCCGGAGGAATTCTCCGAGGAACACACCGTGGACGGCGTGAAGATGACCGCGATGATCGATGACATGGAACACATCGAGCGGGAGAAGAAGATGAAGTCCAACATGGACGGCATCCACGCCCGTCAGATCCTGCTCTATGTCAAAGCGGCGGAGTTCGGTGAACTCCCAGCCCAAGGCCGGATCCTGACCCTCGACAAGCGCAAGTACCTCGTTCTCGATGCGGTGGATGAGGGCGGCGTTTACACGATCACCCTGGAGGCAAATAGGAGCAGCAAATGAGCAAGCCGAAGATGACCTCGAAGATGACCGGCCACGCCACGTCCGGGGACGGCCTGATACGGTTCGAGTTTGATGAAAACCTTCTCAAGGTAATCGAAGATGCGCTCGGTGACCTGAAAAGCGAAAGCCGGAAGGTCCTGAAGAACGCCGTGAACAAGACCGCAAAACAGGCCAAAGCGGACCTGGCCGAAAAGGCACAGGAAACCTACGTGGTCAAGAAAACCCGCATCACCAAGGCAATGGCCACGAAGAACGCCACCCTGGGCAACCCGGAGGCCACCATCAACATCACCGGCGCTCAGATGGAACTGAAGGACTTCAAGGTCAGCCCCGCCACCTACAAGACGGGGAGCGCCCGTCCCTCGGTGACCAAAGCCAAAGTGCTGCTCTCCAGCAGCCTCAAGCCGCTGGCATCCAGCAACAAAGCATTCCTCGCAAAGTTCAGAAGCGGACACGTCTCCGTGGTTCAGAGGAAAACGAAAGAACGCTATCCGCTGAAGAAGCTGCTCTCGAACAGCGTCCCCAAAATGGTGGGGAGCCAAGAGCGGGTGTACGGGATCGTGGAGCCGGACATCTACGACAACCTGATGGCCAACATTCAGGCGGAGATAAGGAAGGTGCTGAAAGCATGAACGCAAGAATTCTTCAGGACGCTCTGGTCGCTGATCTGACCGAGCTGTTCAAAGATCGCCGGTACCCAACCCCGGATGACGATGATGCCGTGGCGCTTTCCGTCTTCGCCCAGAACCTCCCCAAAAGGAAGTCGGAGAATGACGATGACCCGTTCCCGTACATCATCGCAAGGCTCGACAGCGGCGGCATCGAAACGCAGACCTCGCCCCACAAGGTGGCCGTTCTGCTCCTGATCGGAGTATACGATGACCGCCTGGAGAACCAAGGCCACAGGACCGTGCTGGAGATCATGGAAGTGATCCAGCAGCACTACGAAGAAATCCCCTTGCTGGCCGGACAGTTCACCTTCACGGATCCGTTCAATTGGGCTTTGCAGGATGAGGAAAGCTACCCCTACTTTTTCGGAGCGGCAACCCTCAGTTTTGAGCTGCCAGCCCCCAGACGGAAATGGAGCAACCTCGTATGAGCAAGATCGTCTATGTCGGCCCCACCATTCCGGGTGTGGCCAGCCGGAACACCGTCTACGATGACACGCCCCCGGAGGCGCTGCGGACGGCGATCCAGAACACGCCCTTCCTCGGAAACCTGGTCGTGCCGATCAGCGGCCTCGCTGATGCGATGAACCAGATCAGAACCAGGAGCGGGGCAGTTTACACCATCTACAAAAAAGCGCTGATCCACTACAGCGCGAACTGAAAGGAGAACGCATTATGCCTTATCAGCACGGAGTGCGTGTGCTTGAACAGCCCACCGGCGTAGTCGCCCCCATCTTGGGGACCGCTGGCCTTCAGGTCGTGTTCGGCACTGCGCCTGTCAACCTCGCAAAGAACCCCAGCAAGGCGGCGGTGACCAACGTCCCGATTATTGCCTACAGCTGGAAAGAGGCCGTGGAGCAGCTGGGCTATTCGGACGATTGGGAGAGCTACACCCTCTGCCAGTCCATGTACGCCAGCTTCAAGCTCTTCGGTGTCGCCCCCGTCATTTTCGTCAACGTCCTCGACCCCACCACCCACAAGACCGAGGTCAGCACCGCTGCGGAGCTGACCGTGACCAACCTTCAGGCGCTCCTCGATGTGCAGGGTGTCCTGCTTTCCAGCGTGGTAGTTAAGGCCACCTCCAGCGGCAACGCCCTGGCCAAAGATACCGACTACACCCTGGACTTCAATGCGGACGGCAGCGTGGTCATCACCCTGCTGGCCACCGGCTCCGCCGCCAGCGCCACCAAGGTCTACGTCACCTACACCAAGCTGAACCCCTCCGCCGTGACCGCCGCCGCTGTTGTCGGTACCGCCAGCGGCAACACCGAAACCGGCCTGGAGGTCCTGCGCCAGATCTATCCCAAGTTCGGGATGACCCCCGGCCTGATCACCGCTCCCGGCTGGAGCCACGACCCGGACGTGGCCGTAGCCCTCGCTGCCAAGTGCGAGGAAATCAACGGCTACTTCCGCTGTGAGGGCTTCGTGGACATCGACAGCACCAGCAACGGCTGCACGGTCTACAGCAACGTCAAGACCGAGAAGGACTCCGCCGCAATCAGCAGCCCCCACATCATGGCGATCTGGCCCTGCATGAAGGTCGGCTCCAAGCAGTTCTGGGCGTCCGCCATCTGGGCAGCTCTGACGCAGTATACCGATGCCCGGAACGATGACGTCCCGAACATCAGCCCCAGCAACAAGAGCATCCCCGTCACGGCCACATGCCTCGCGGACGGCACCGAGATCCTTCTGGATCAGACGCAGGGCAACTTCGTCAACTCCGCTGGCGTTTCCACCGCCATCAACGTGAACGGCTACAAGGCGTGGGGCAACAACTCCGCCGCCTACCCGTCCACCACGGATCCCAAAGACCGCTGGTTCGCTTGCCGCCGCTTCTTCAGCTGGTGGGCGAACAGCTTCATCCTGACCTACTTCCAGAAGGTCGATGACCCTGCGGACTACAGGCTGATCGAGAGCATCGTGGACAGCGAGAACATCCGTGGCAACGCCTATGTTTCCGCTGGCAAGTGCGCCGCCGCCTACATTGAGTTCAATGAGGCGGAGAACCCGGTGACCGACATCCTCAACGGAAAGATCACCTTCCACCAGCACCTCGCCCCCTACGTCCCCGCGGAGGACATCCTCAACATTCTGGAGTTCGACCCGGACGCTCTCGCCAGCGCCCTGAACGCCTAAACGGAGGTGAAAGACAATGGCCATTCTCGGAATCCCCGAAGTCATCCATGACTTCAACATCTACAACACCGGCAACAAGATCGTGGGCCTGACCGGCGAGGTTTCCCTCCCGGACTTCGAGGCCATGACCGAAACCATCAGCGGTGCCGGTATCCTGGGCGAGATCGAAACCACCATCGCTGGCCGCTACGGCAGCATGGAGCAGGAGATCCCGTTCCGCTGCATCGACCCCGACTTCTTCAACCTGATCGACCCCACCACCCCGGTGGAGCTGACCCTCAGAGGTGCGATCCAGTACAACGTGAAAGCCACCGGCACCACGGACTACATGGGGATGCGCGTGGTCTTCCGTGGCCGCTGCAAGAAGATCAGCATCGGCACCGTGAAGCAGGGCGGTCCCATGGACAGTTCCGTCACCCAGGAGCTGACCTACATTCTGGTGGAGCTGGACGGCAAGAAGAAGTTCGAGCTGGACAAGATCAACGGCGTCTTCAAGGTCAACGGCGTGGATCTGCTCTCCAAAGTCAAGAGCCTGACCTGATAGGAGGAACCAACAATGGAGAAAGAAAACATCGTCCCGATCACCGAGGAAACCCCCGCTGCGGAGGAAACCTCCAACATCGTCAAGTTCAACAAGCCCTACCGCTTCGAGGATAAGACCTATACGGAGATCGACCTCTCCGGCATGGCCGACCTGACGGCGGAGGACATGATCGCCGCCGACAAGTACCTCTCCCGGAGCGGCAACTTTGCCATCATGCCGGAGATGAGCATCGAGTATTCGTGCTACATCGCCAGCAGGGCGACCAACCTCCCGGTGGAGTTCTTCAGACGGCTCCCGCCCAAAGAGGCCATCAAGGTCAAAAACCGGGTGACGAATTTTTTCTACGGCGAGGACTGAACCCGGACGATGGCAAGCAGATGCGTAAGGTCTGCCTGACTCTCTCCCTCTCCCTTCGGACAGGCGTGGATTATTTTCTGCGCCTGCCGATGGGAGAGCTTATCGAAACAGCAAAGGAGGCGGCAAAGCTAATCCATGGCAAGCGGAAGTAAAGAATACCAGCTGGCGATCAAGATCGCCGGAAAACTCGACAGCAGCTTCACCGCCGCCGTGTCCCAGGCATCGGCACAGATGAAAGCCCTCGGAGCCTTGGGAACTACCATCGGCAACAGCGTCAAGATCGCTGCCGGTGCCTTCGCGGCAACCGCCGCCGCTGTAGCTGGCGTGGGTGTTGCATCGGTCAACACCGGGAAAGAGTTTGAAGCTGCCATGTCCTCTGTCGCTGCCACAGCCGGAGCCACCGGGGAGGAATACGCAAAGCTCGAAGCCGCCGCTCTGGAGATGGGCAGAACCACATCCAAGACGGCCAGCGAGAGCGCAGCGGCTCTCGAATACATGGCCCTCGCCGGGTGGACCGTGGATCAGTCCATCGCCGGACTTCCGTCCGTCCTCCGGCTTTCGGAGGCCACCGGCCTCGACCTTGCCCGGACATCCGATCTGGTCACCGACTCCATGTCCGCCCTTGGGCTGACCGTGGACGAACTGGCCGGATACCTGGATGTAGCGGCAAAGGCGAACAACAAATCGAACCAGACCGCCGAACAACTGATGGAGGCATACCTCGGTGTCGGCGGAACCCTGAACAACCTGAACGTCCCCATAACCGAGAGCGCCGCCGCCCTCGGTATCCTTGCCAATCGAGGCATCAAAGGCGGCGAAGCCGGAACGGCGCTGAACGCCATCATGGTCAACCTGACCACCGGCACCGGCAAGGCCGGAAAAGCAATGGAGGCGCTCGGCATTTCTGCCTTCGACAGCGAGGGCAACTTCATCGGACTGCAGGAAACGCTCGAACAATTGAACGTGGCGCTGGCAAGCTGCACCGAGGAAGAACGGAACGCATACCTCGCCGCCATCGGCGGCAAGACCCACGTGGACGCTCTGAACGACCTGATGGCTGGCCTCAACACCGAGGTCGCGGACGGCGTAACGGAGTGGGCCGCTTTGGAGGGAGAACTCGAAAACGCCAGCGGTGCGCTCGAAACGATGGCCAGCATGAAACTGGACAATCTCACCGGCGACATGGCGATCTTCCAAAGCGCCCTGGAGGACACGGGGATCAAGATTTATAAGAACCTCCAAGACCCCCTGCGGAACGTGGTGCAGTTCGGCACCCAGGAGATCTACAAGCTATCGGATGCGCTGGCGGAGGGCGGCTTCAGCGGAATGGCTGAAGCCCTCGGCGGCGTTTTGTCGGACACGCTCCTGGAGCTTTCCTCTTACGCCTCGGACTTCCTCGACATCGTTTTTACAATTACTGATGGATTGTTCCAAGGGCTGCAGGAACACGCCCCAGAGCTGGCAACAGCTGCCGCAAACCTCGCCGCGCAATTTTTGACCGGCTTCATCGACTACTACGGAGAGTTCTGGTCCACCGGGGCAACCCTCCTCGCGCAATTCCTCGCCGGACTTTCGGAGAGGATGCCGGAGATCGTCCAGAGCGGCCTCGATATGATCCGTAACCTTTCCACAGGGCTGACCTC